CGCCTCAAATGTCCCATATTTCTGTTTCAAAATCCCAGTACCGCTGCCCCAATCCGGCAAATATACGTGTGGCTTGTCTACGATGCTTTTCCAATCGCCGCCCCATCCAAGCCCCAGATTTTTGGCAAGCTCTCCTACTTTCTTAAAATAATCTCCAGACTCATTATAGGCGCCTTTTCCATCTGCCCGGTAGAAATCCACTGCAATGCCCCATTGGTGCTGGCTGCTATAGCTGCTGCCCCTGGCATTCGTGACAATACTGCCTGGCTGAGTCCTGCCCTGTGCGTACAGTGCATCCTGCTCGGTCACGCTCCGAAACGATTCTCCGATCTTGATCGGCAGTCCGGCATTCGCGCATTCGCTTGTAAGCTGTGCGATAAGTTTCTGGAGGCGCGGGTGGCATAACGTGATATCTCTCATGGTTTTGTCCTCTTTTCTTTAATAATATGAAAAAATATGAAATTTTGTCTTCCGAGGTATCTTGCAAAGAATTTTCGCATATGCTATAATGCCAATAGGCTAAGAGAAATAATTGCATCCAAGTTATGCAAAACGAAAACCCCAAGGAGTCGCAATCCTTGGGGTTTTCTATTCCATTCTTGCATGGTGGCTTATACCATAGGCTGGTTACCGACTACTTATTTCTATCCAGCCATTTGCAAATGAGATGGCTAATCACACCTGCCGCGATAGAAATAATAAGAGAAATAACTGCATCTTCCAAGCTATGCACCTCCTTTCCGTACCGGTATAGGAGGCGGTAACTTTGACATTATAGCATAGAAATCTTTTTCATTCTATCGATATTCGCTGATTTTCCCCGTTTGTTTCGCGATGGAAGCCATAACCCGGACTGCCGGCGGGAGATAGTTGGATCACCTCCTCCTATTCTTCTTTATTTGATTGTTTTAAAAGCTGATTTACGTAAGTGGATAATCCGGCTACAAGAACGCCCTGCGTCAGTGCCGTAAACACAGCCAGAGCAATATCCTGACCATTGGAACACCCGCAGGTGGCGAAGACATAGATCGCGCAAATCAGCACGCCGATACCGCCATTTATTAATGGGATATACTTGTCTTTTACCGTTTCGCTCTGTTTCAGCCACATTCCAATAAAATACAGCACGAGCGCCACCACCAGTAATTCCGGTTTTACATAATCTTTTATCTGCATACCTTAACCCTCCTTTCCATTTTCCAGATCCGCAATCCGATGATTCGCAACTTTGATCTGCTCTTCCATTACTGCCTGGTTCTCTTCTAATTTATATGTACGCTCAATCACCGTGTTGTGCTTTTCCACCTTTTTCTCGAGCTGCTGAATGCGATAGGTGGTCAGCTGCGCTGATGCAATCACACCAACAAAGGCTCCCAGGATACCACCGGCGGACGCTATCAGGGCTACTATAATCTCTGTATTCATCTTATTCCTCCGGATGTTCTTTTAACCATTTTTCTGCTGCTGCGCGCCAATAGAGCGGCACCTCTTCCAGTGTCATTTTCCCGCTTCTGATTCTTTTCCCATAAAACGCACCCATTACTCTACACCTTCTTTCTCTGCCAGTTCGCTGGTGGCTGCCCCCAGGTCACTGATCGCCTCGTCCTGCACTGTCTGTCCCTCTTCCAGAGCATCCAAGCGTTTCTCTGTGTCGGTTTTCATGCGGAAGGAAAACGTGGTCTGTATGCCGTCAGATACTTCCTGTGAGGTTTCAAATTCAAGAACCAAGTCCGTATATGTCCCGACAGTCATTCCAGCATCATTCTGGAATTTTACTTCTGCCAGATTTTCCGGAGTCAGTGTTTTCCAAGCCACCAGCATAGCATCCTTGCTGTCAAACTTGGCTGTCACCGCTGACAGGGATGCGCCCGTCTGCAGTTCGATTGTTGTGTTGTCTTTGAGAATCATTTTGTCCATGTTCTTTTCCCTCTCTTTCTTTTTTTGATATATAAATAAAGAGCCTTTCGGCTCAGTATTTTCAAATTCAGTTATTCTTTTAAATAGCGAGGCCTTATTTACCAATGCTCTTCATACTGTCAGTGCCAACGACAGTAACGGCATAAAAAATGACATGTATGCTAATTGGAATACTTTTAAAACTGGTGTAGCTGCACTTCTGTACCGAAATTCTGCCGAGGCATGGATCGGACTTATCAATAAATACGATAATGCTAAAGGAAGCGTTTTACTGATCAACTCCTGGGGTTCAATTAAAGTTTACCGACACTATGGAACCGTTTTAACTGACATATATGTGGCATCTTGAAATCGTAATTTAACCGTGAAAATCTTACCCATCTTCCGGCTCAAAATGCTGCCTGATCTCCTCTTCTCTCCGCTCTCCTATTTTTATGTACAACAAAAAAGCCGCCATTTCTGCCGACTCAAAAAACTACTCCTCTCCTCTTCTATGCTGCGTATTTACGATACGACTCTCTCACGTTATCCTGCTTGATATTGCAGTAAATTAATGTGGTCTCTATCTTTGTGTGTCCCATCAGCACCATGACCTCCTCGATCCGCATTCCTCGATTCAAGAGATCTGTCGCAAAGGTTCGGCGAAATCGATGCGGATGCACATTTCCGACCCCTGCCTTTTTCCCTAAAGATTTCACAAGATATTGTACTCCCGCCACTGTCATGCGGCTATACGGCTTCTTCGCAGATACAAAAAGCGGTTTCTGCGCCAGTTCTTCCATTGTCAGCCCCTCTTTTGCCATTCTCCACCTTAGATATCGGTAGAGATGAAAGCAAGCTACATCTGAGACATATAATCTCCTCTCCTTTCGTCCCTTACCCATAACTTTGAACTCCTGTTTGTATAAATCTATGTCTCCCACATTTAAACTGCATAGCTCGGACACACGCACTCCCGTCGCATACAAAAACTCTATCAGCGCTCTATCCCGCGGACGCTCACAGGCGATCCGGAGAGCTTCCAGCTCCTGTGCCGAAAAGGCTTTTTTGATTGTGCTTTCGATCCGGAGTGATTCAATCCGCGCCACAGGATTATCTTTCACAAGGTTTTCTTTTTGTAGAAAGGTCCAGAAGCTATTTAGATACCGCATCCGCCCCTGCAGAGTGACCATGCTGATTTTATTCCGCTCCCGGAGCATTCCGAAATACCACCTCAGATCCATCGTGGTGATGTCCTCAATGTTCTTCCGGAGTGCATTCCGGCAGTTGGTAACCTCCCGGATGTACTGCGCCAGCGTATTGTCCTGGCGCCCAGACACCTTTTTAGACGCCACAAACAAACGCATCTTTACGGTATCGCTGTCTGTGCCCGTTGCCTGGAGCTCATTCTTCTCTTCTACTACTCTCACATCGTGGAAATTGATGTACAGGACATTCTGCAGCTTGTCCAGCTGCTCTTCATCCAGGCAACTACTCATTGCGTTTACCACATTCATTAATAACTCTTCTATCATATAAAATCTCTCCTTCCGATACTTTTAAGGTAACAAAAAAGAGAGATTCTGTAAAATTTTCTCAATGAAATTACGATTTCATGTTACTACACTGGGAGAATGATATAGCATCCAGCTAATGTTGTGGATGCAGAGTTACGATTTCTTGGTAGCTATCCTATTTTTAAATACGTAACAGCTTTTAAAGCCAAGTTATTAAATGTCTGTGAACTACCTTTGAACAAGATCCTAAACATTACGGTTCCGGTATTCGAATAAAATGAAGCCTGAATTGTACTTTTCCAATAGGGATCATCCGTAAATGTGTTTGCCACCGCAGTTCCATATACGCGACCATTGCCTGTTAAGATAAGTATGTCGTATACTGCAGATTCAAAAGCTAAACTTACCATATTTGCGCCGATTAAACTATTGTGCTGATATTTATATTCCGTATTTATTGCGCTTGGAATTATATTTATCCATAGCGTTTTAGGTGTGGCATTGTTCCAGCGGGCAGAGGCCTCGCTATTTCACTTAATTTTAATCGCCCATATTTCGTATTGAATCGTGATAGGCGAATCAGCCCAGCAGAAAAAATATAAAGTGGTTTCCTTGGAAAACCCCATAGTAAAGGTATTATTACATGAACGATATTCAGTCGCATTATTACGTGCTGTGGTTGTGGGAATGTTTAAGGCTTTTTCATATAAAGGTAGTTCTTGTTCGAAGGTATCTATTCTCGTATCAAGATATATGCTGTTTAAGCATTGTACATCAGAGCGCTGCCCTATGATGTATGCGCCAGCAGGAAGCGTTATTGATTTTGTTCCTCGATTCCATGAATTTATGACAGAAACATTATATGTTTCCAGTGAGCTCCAATACTGTTTTCCTAGGTCGCTATTTCATGATAATTTGAAATTCATACTTTTTCCAAACTGCTGCATTCGCATTGTAATTCTGAATGGCACGCCTATTACCAATATAATGTGTATATTCTTGAGAAAGATATGCGCCTGGATGACCGGTTG